CGGTATACCCGGGGTATATAAATCAGGTCCAATAGCGCTCAACAAGGTTGTCGCATTAGCAGCTGCCCTTTTGGGGTTTGTTGTCTTGTCCGTCGCTTTAGTTGGTTCTGAGTGGCTCCGAGCGGGGCTGTGGCAAGTTCACAGCCTGGTCACTCTTTTGCTATCTGCGGTTTGGGGGGGCTTTTCCATTCCCTTCCGGGCTGCGGCACTAGCACTGAGCGAAGTTGCCAAGTTGATTCCGGGTAATGCTCTATTACCGTGGAACTGGTGGCTCTTCGTTTTCATCGTCTGCGGGCTATGTGGGGCCGGTATAGTAAGCACGGTATACGTGCTATTCTGTTGCCTATATTGCATGCCTGTAGACGTCGGATATTCCATTCCGCGCTACCTGTTCAGTAAAATAGTACGTCTTTTCATGACCGAAAGTTCAAGCAGTTCGTTTCATGATTCTGTTTGCGAGGTCTTTAAGCATTGGACGTGCTATTAACCCAGTCCGAAGGATAACAAGGAGCACAATTACTCCGCAACTGTGCGGGAATTGGCCAAAGTTTGTATCACTAGGATTGTTAAGGGGTGTGGAATGTTAGAATACCACTTCCAACGAGGTAACCATAATGATGAAGATGGTTCCTCTCTGTTGTATGACCCAGTTGATCTTGTTGATGAACAAGGCGAGCTGAGTGAGGACCATGTTTTGGTGTTGATCGACGTCGATCACTATTGCGATATGCATTACCTCTTGTCATACTTCAGGCCGACTCTTATTTACGGGCTTGTCCCGTCGCAGATACCTGAGCCAGGTGTCGGGCACTCATCCTATATAAAGGATAATCAGTTCTGTTGGTCGTCTCATTGTGGCTTTGAAGGAAAGCACGAAATCTGGAATTATGGTGCGGATATGTTGACTGTAACATACGGGGCCACCTCTTACCAGTACAAAGTGATCCGGAAAAGTTTTCCAATGGGCCGTGTCTTGACAGCACTGATCCCCCAGCATAAATTCCCAGCGCCTATAGGCTGGTTTTCCTCCTGGTTTACAAGGGAGGGATTGGGGAGGTATAATTTCATGCACCGTGGTCGGTTGCATGACTGGGTGTCCTACCTTTGGTATGATGCTGACGATAGTATGTACGTAACAATCGCGTTACCGAGTCAGACTGCCGTTGGTGTCACAATACCGGTCCATGTTTTCGGGCAACTGGTTAATGTTGCTAGAGCGTACGATTTTTCTACTGAATTGCCAGAACATACGATTCAGAAGTACGCGGGCGACTCGCAGCTGTTGCTGAAAACATATATTTGTGACTACGTTCAATACGACCATGAATTGGATGTGTTACATCGGGGAACTGGTTTTAAGTTGGGTATTAAGCCTGTTGCTTCCAAGTGTGGTTGTCCATTATGCCACGAGGATAAGCAGGTTGGGGACGAGGTGCACTATAAGCTGGTTGGGGAGCACCCAACCGGCAATGAGAAGACCACGGTGACTGTTGTTGCGCCGTCTGTCTTTGAACCTAGTGCCAAAGCCAATGCCTATGCTCCAGTGCGTGATAGGGAGTGCGCCAAGGAGGCACAGACGCTACGCATTGTGAGAGTTAACCAGGTAGCTGAACAACAGGTTGCGCCTACTGCAGCTGAGGTTCGGGCACGGTTTCCTGAGTTTATAAAGAGTCTGCGAAAGCAGCTGCATTTGAAAGATCCAACCGCTGATTGGATAGAGCAAGTGCGGGCATGCTACCGGGAAGTGATGACGCTGGCCGCTAACCAGCCGCTGGCTGATACGCCGCTGACTGAGAAGTCAGGTGACATGGAGCCTGGACTAAGAGAGTCGCGAGGCTTCCTTAAAGCGGAATCATTGGGGGAGAGGAAGGTACCACGGATTATTTGTCCAATTAATCCGAAGATACAGTCTCGCCTTTATCCGTTTACCCAGTCACTACAAGACGCTATGCACGGCGCACCCTGGTTCGCTTTTGGTGTCGGAC